GGTTTCTCGGTCGTCGTCGCCCTGGCGGCCGGCTGGGTGCTTCGCAACGACGTGCTGATCCCGTTGGTCGAAGAACATCGAGTGTTCGTCCGCAGCTTGAGCGAGACGCAGTCAGAGATATCCAAGGCAGTCACCGAGCAGACGAAACTGCTGTACGAAATGAAGCACATGCGAGAACAGCCATGAGCCCCATGAGTCCACGAACGCTGCGGCCGAGGCAGACGCTGCACCCCGAAGCAGCGAACTGGGCTGCTCGCGTCGTCGCCAACGGCGGCAGCGTCGGATCGTCGCTGTCTGCCGTCAGCAAGTTCTGCGTGGACATTGACAAAGCCAGTTTGCGGAGCAAGTTCTACCGGCTGTCGCTCCTGTGTGGTGACAACCTTCTTGCGGCACTTGTCCCGCTCTACCGCTCAACGGTGATGGGCGGCACTGTTCTCGGCCTAGGCACAGACGAGAACGTGGGCTTCGTGTCTGGCGACTACACCTTGGCTGGCAGTCTCGACAACACTACTGGCAACAAGTACCTGCGGCTGAACGCACGGCCATTCAGCACGCTGCTGCCGTCAGGCAACGACCGGCAGAGCGGACACGTTGCCGTGTCATGCACAGGCGTAAATGCCTCTCCCGCAGGCACATCTCCAATCATCGGCATACAGACTGCCGGTTCTGGCGAGGCGTACCATGTCAATGCCAGGTACTCTGGCAGCCAGTTCATCTTCTGGGGGACACGGGCAATCAACTGGACTCCCTCGGCGACATCGGGGCGACTCAATCTCATCAACACGCGAAACGCTGGGCGGAACTCGATATACGAGGGCGGCGTTGAGGGGGGCGGCAGCACTGGCGCGACAACGACGCCAGACCCAGATGCGAGGTTCGCCGTGTACGCAAGCGGCTCGGCGTCTGGAACCGATGCCGTCGCACAAAGTTTTGCCGGGCGAGTGTACGCCTACTCAGTCGGTGCGGGGCTGTCTGCGTCGGAGGCCGCCGCATACAACACGGCGCTGACGACGTTCCTCAATGCAATAGGCAGGACGGCATGACGCTCGCAGAAGTCACGCTGCCGGTCAGCCTAGAGTGGGGACGATTACACTGCCTGCTCTTTGCTCCTCAGTTGGCTGAGAGACTTATGGAGCTTCATGCGTTGCATGGAAACGAAAACCTAATCCTGCTGCCACGCCAGTTGAACGACGGCGTCTTGATGCTGTCGGCCGACGTTCTAACGGAAGTCACGCCAGGAGGTTTGCTGAGCGCCATGTGGGAGGCGTCCGACAAGTCGGTGCTGCTGCCCAGCGTGGCGGTGCTGCCGATGAGAGAGGTGGCGGCACTGCTGTCAGGACAGCCCGCCTAACTGCAAGACGTACGGCACAGAGCCATACCCTGAGACTCAGGCCACGATGCGGGCCAGTCCCGAGCCACGGAGCTAGACCATGTCCCATGTGAAGATCAAGCGGTACGAGCGTGACGTGAACATCGTGCTGCACAGCACGACCACCCTGGCCACCACGCTCAGGCTGGACGATATGGCTGGCGGTGTGGTGTCGCTTGGCACCATGACCACCAACGCCACCACGCTTCAGACTTGGGGCGGCACCAGTGTCGATGATGCGTTCCGTCGCATCTACGGGGCAGATGGCTCGGCCGCCGACATCACGCTGGCCCCCTCGAGCACGGACGGCAGGATCTACGCTCTGCCTGATGCGGTCTTCGCCGTGTCGTTCCTTAAGATCGTCTCGGCCACCACGAACAGCACAGGCACTCTCGGCATCGTGTCGCTGAAGTCGTAATGCCCCAACGCATCCCATGCCACAGGCCGCTGCGTCTGCGTGCGTCACGCCCACAGCGAGACGAAAGCACCAGGCCCAACGCGGCAGCCCGTGGCTATTGCTCAGTGGCCTGGCGTCGGCTGAGGCAGGCAGCCCTGGTCCGTGACGCATGGCAGTGCCAGGACTGCGGACGCATCTGCACCGACAAGCGTGAAGCCCAGGTAGACCACATCGTGCCCAAGGCTAGAGGTGGGGCCGACGAGCTCGGGAACCTGCGGACGCTGTGCATCAGGTGCCACGCACGGAAGACGAACGCTGAGAGGCGAGAGGGGGAGGGTGGTCGCTGCCATACCGGCAGCGTCTGAGGAAAACCCGATGTTTCCCTCGCGCGTGCGCGTCCGCACATTTCCGCAGCGTTTTTGAGGTGGCCCGATGAAGCGAGGACCGAAGCCGATGCCCGAGGCCGCCAAGCGGCTGGCTGGCAACCGTGGCAAGCGAAAGATCCGGCCGGATCTGCCGGCACCGCCAGGCGTTCCCCCGATGCCGGCTCGGCTGTTGGTCGAACCGCTCGCCGTTGAGAAGTGGAACGAGTTCGTGCCGATCCTGTCTGGCCTCGGCACGCTAACGACTGCCGACGGCGAGGCGTTGGCCACTTTGTGCGAGGTGTACGCTGCCACGCAGGCGTGCCTGATGGAGCTCCGGGCCAGTGGTCCGGTGATGCACACCGACCTGGGCGGCGTGAAGCCCAACCCGGCCGGGCCCTTGTATCGTGGATTAGTGAGCCTGCAGGCGTCGCTAATGGGCGAGTTTGGCCTGACACCAACCAGCAGGACGCGGCTCGGTGCCAAGGAAGAAAAGCCAACCGACGAAGTCGAAGAGTTCTTCAAGCTCCACGGTGCCTGATCTCTGCGATGAAGGCGAGCGGCGTTACCGCCGTGTCGTGCACTTCTTCGAGAACATCCTGCGGCACAGCAAGGGGCAGAACGCCGGCAAGCCGTTCAAGCTACTGCCGTGGCAGCACCACGTCATGCGTGAGCTCTTTGGCCGGCTCACGCCAGAGGGCATCCGCCAGCATCGAGTTGGGTACATCGAGCTACCGAAGAAGCAGGGCAAGAGCACCACGCTGGCCGGCATCGCCCTGTACATGACGGCGTTTGACTCCGAGCCGGGGGCCGAGGTCTACGGTGCGGCCTGCGACCGAGAGCAGGCGGGCATCATCTACCGTGAGGCGGCCTCGATGGTGCGAGCGTCGCCTGCTCTGAGCAAGCACCTCGAGGTCATCGACAGCCGCAAGACCATCATTCACAAGGCCAGCAACTCGTTCTATCGGGTGCTGTCGGCCGATGCGTTCCGAGCCGAGGGGCTGAACATCCACGCCCTGCTGTTTGACGAGCTCCACGCTCAGCGTGACCGGCGGCTATGGGACGCCCTGCGGTACGGCGGTGCGGCTCGCCGATCGCCGCTGCTGCTGTCGATCACCACGGCTGGCTACGACCGCAAGAGCATCTGCTGGGAACAGCACGCCTACGCCGAGCGGTGCATTGCGGACCCGGCTGTAGACCCAGCCTTCTTCGGGTGCATCTACGCCGCCTCGCCCGAGGACGATTGGAAAGACCCGAAGACGTGGCACAAGGCCAACCCGTCGCTGGGCGAGACGATCACGGTGGAGTCGTTCGCAGCCGACGCCCGTGAGGCCGAGCAGTCGCCGTCAAAACTCAATAGCTTCTTGCGGTACCGGCTGAACGTCTGGACGACGCAGGACGTGCGGTGGCTGTCGCCCGATGCGTGGGCGAAGTGCGGCGGCCAGCTGCGTGACGAGCTCGAGAAGCGTGAGTGGTACGCCGGGCTCGACTTGGCCAGCACCACGGACTTGTCGGCGCTAGTGCTCGTGAGCCAGGCCGACGACGGCACCTTCGACGTGCTGCCGTATTTCTGGGTGCCCGAGGTGAACGCAGCCGAGCGGACGCAGCGAGACAAGGTGGACTACATCGGCTGGATACGAGACGGGCATATCCGTGCCACCGATGGGAACGTCACCGACTACGACGTGATCCGGCGAGACATCGTGGAACTGTCGCAGCAGTTCAACATCCGCCAGCTGGGGATCGACCGCTGGAACGCCACGCAGCTGGCCACGCAACTGCAAGGAGAAGGCATCAATGTGACAGGCTTTGGGCAGGGCTACGCCTCAATGTCGAGCCCTGCGAAACAGTTGGAGAACCTCGTGCTCTCGGAAAAGATCCGGCACGGCGGCCACCCAGTGCTGTCGTGGATGGCGGCGAACGTGGCGACACAAAGCGATTACGCCGGAAACATCAAGCCGAGCAAGCAGAAGTCAACGGAGCGTATCGACGGAATCGTGAGCCTCGTGATGGCACTTGGGCTCCACGCTACGGCGACTGCAAAGCCAGCAGACCAGTCCTGGGACATCATCACGCTATGAGCGAGACAGCCACCAACGACTACCGGATGCACGAGCTCCGTGGCATCGACTGGAGCGAGATGGGCGGTGGCCGCACGTCTTCGGGCATCCGGGTGAACGCCGACACGTCGATGGCCTGCTCGGCCTACACGGCGTGTATCCGTGTCATTTCGGATTCGGTGTCGTCTCTGCCGCTGCATCTGTACGAGCGGGTGGCCACGGGCGGCAAGCGCAAGGTTCCAGAACACCCGCTGTACCGTCTGCTGCACACGCAGCCGAATCCGTGGCAGACGGCTCAGGAGTTTCGGGATTGGATGACGGGCCTGTACCTGCACTACGGGGCGTCGTACGCCGAGAAGCGGCCCGGGCCCCGTGGCACGGTGGGCGAGCTCTGGCCGCTGCACAGTTCACGCATGGAGGAGGAGCGGCTGGAGAACGGCCAGATTCGCTACCTCTACCGTGAGCCGGATGGCCGGCAGACGGTGTACCGCCAGGAGCAGATCTTTGCCCTGCGGTACACGACCAGCGACGGTATCCACCCTATCCCGACGTACCGGCTGTTTCAGAACGCCATCGGCCTGGCTCAGGCGTTGGAGGCTCACGGGGCCACCTACTTCGGCAACGGTGCCCGGCCCGGCATAGTGCTGGAGAGCGACAACCCGATCCCCGTCGAGGCGGCCGAGCGTCTGCGTGAGCAGTGGGAGCGGATGCACCGTGGTGCAGATCGTGCCCACCGCACTGCGATTCTGCCCAACGGCGTGAAGGCCCACGAGCTCTCGCAGAGCAACGAGGCGGCCCAGTTCCTTGAGACACGCCAATACCAAGTCATCGAAATCTGCCGGGCGTTTCGTGTGCCGCCGCACATGATTCAGGATCTCACCCGCAGCACGTACTCGAACATCGAAGTGCAGGGCACCGAGTTCGTGCAGCACTGTCTGCTGCCGCATCTCAAGCGGTGGGAAGCGGCCATCGCCCGTGACCTGATCGAAGACGACGAGACGTACTTTGCCGAGCACAACGTCAGCGGCCTGCTGCGTGGCGATCACGCGAGCCGCTCGGCCTACTACGTCTCAGCGATCCAGAACGGGTGGATGTCGATTAACGAAGTGCGTGAGATGGAAAATCTCAACCCGCTCGGCCCCGAGGGCGACAAGCACTTCATTCAGTTGAACATGACCACGCTGGAGAAGGCCGGCGAGGAGCCGCCTGCACCGGAGCCGGTGGCCGAGCCGCCGGTGGTGGTCGAGGCCGAGGACAGCCCGGCCGACGAGCTCGAGGACGACGCCGAACCAGAGGAGCAGACCGATGGAGATTGAACGCCGGGACTTCGCCTTTGAGGATGACAACGAGCTTGTTGTCGAGAGCCGTGCCGATGGCCGGGCCGCCATCGTTGGCTACGCCGCCGTGTACAACCGGCTGAGCCTCGACCTGGGCGGGTTCAAGGAAGAGATCCTGCCGGGTGCGTTCGACAAGATTCTCGGCCGCCAACGTGGCAAGGGCGACGTGGTCGCACTCTTCAACCACGACAGCAACATCGTGCTGGGCCGCACGTCGTCTGGCACGCTGGAGTTGTCCAGCGATGAGAAGGGGCTGCGGTACGTGGTGACGCCGCCCGTGAGCCGGGCCGACGTGCTTGAGCTCATCCAGCGGCGTGACGTGCGTGGCTCGTCGTTCGCCTTCACCGTTGACCCCAAGCACGAGTCGTTCCGCACCGGCGAGGACGGCAAGGCCGTGCGGCAGATTCGAGAGGTTTCGGGCCTGTACGACGTTGGGCCCGTGCTGGTGCCGGCGTACCCGCAGACGAGTGCCGGCGTGGCCATGCGTTCCTACGAGGCATGGCTGGCGTCACAGGGCGAGCCAGCGGCCCCGCCTGCCGTGCGTTCGGCCATGCGTGGCGTCGCCCAGGCGTGGGCCGCCATGCTGAGGCTCCGCAATGTCTGAGGCCCGCTGCACCTGCGGCGAGAAGTTGCGGTGCCGCTCTAGTCGTGCCTGCGGCGACGAACGGCAGCGGTATCTGCGTTGCCCACGGTGCGGTGCTCGTGCGGTGGCGTTTGTCAAAACAACAGTTTCTCAAATGAGGTTCTGCAAGAGGCCGGGTGCGTAGCGGCACAGTGGACTCCATCGGCAATCACGCCGCTGGAGATCACACATGGACCGCCTCTCGACTCTTCGCGCCGAAGCCAACGACGTTGCCGAGCGGATCGACTCGCTCACGGCCCTGCAGACCGACAACCAGGCTGATCTCGAGTCCCGTGACGCCGAGCTGACCGGCCTGACCGAGCGGGCCCAGAAGCTCGCCGCCTCGATCGACTTCGAGGTCAAGGTGGTCGAGTCGGCCAAGAATCTCCGCAGCGTGGCCGAGCGTTGCTCGCCGGCCCCCGAGGTGCGTGCTGTCGAGAATCGCATCGAGCCG